GAATCATACTCTTCATGAAATAAATTGTCTAAATCCATACGGTCTCTAGCTTCTTCCATCCATTCATGACATTTCCACGGATTCCAACGTGAAACATTCTCTGCTTCTCGAATTGTACGCTTAATACCCCAGTCTGAATATCCTACGGCATTAAGTGGATTTACAATTCTATCCATTACTTGCTTCCTTCTCATTATTTCTATAATCAATTAGTATTTCAATGATGTATCGTGCAGCAAAAAACTCACCATAGTCTTGTTTCATATCTTGATACTCGTCCATAACAAACGGCGCATTTTGATAAAAGAATGTTTTTGCTTCACTTATAGTTGGTCTTTTCATGATCTTCCTTAATTTTTATTGATTAACTATTTATACATCTTTAAAGAGAATTATGCAATCATAAAATAGATACAGACTGCTCGCGTTCCAGATAAGTAAGCATAAAAGACCTAACATCATTTATATTTGAAGTAAAATTAAAATGATTTACAATATTCATATACTCTGATTCAAATATGTCATCGTTAGTTGAGAATAGTTTATATATATCAATATTAAAAGCCTTATTGTGAGGATTACGCATTAGTTTAAGTCTGTCTTTAGCATATTCATTAGGGTGTCTTATATAATCTTTTTTAAATAGTAAATATCTTTGTTTAACTATAGCATGCATATCAGAAGTGTATAACCAAACACAAGGCCTAGACATGTGATATATAAAATCTAAAGTACAATATATAAAACTTTGTAAACTGCCTTGTTTATTATAATAGTCTATTACATGCTGCAAAGGATATTTAGAAAAAGATCTTGGATTATACATGGAAGTATGAGCTGTTACATAATTAATTCTTTTATTTCTATCTAATCTAGTATCTACCCAGCTACCTTCTTCTGGATAACACAAAGGCGGATAGTTAGGTTTTTTATCCCAGTTCATTATACTACTATCCCACCATACTTCTTTGTGACTAGCTAGAATCCTTAATACAGCATGACCTCTAAAACCATGAGGAGCAATAAGAGGTTGACATCTACTGTCTAAACTATTAAAAAAAGTAGCTACTTTTATAGGATCAAGGTCTTCTTCGCGCATAAACTTATACTTCCGTTTTTATGTTGACCTACTAAATTTTATAACATATAATACTCATATGTATTTAACTGAAAAAGATTTAAGATTTGAAATTAGACAAGTGAACGCTACTATTAATGAGTTAGCGACTGATCAAGCTGGAGATATTACCTATCTACATCAAGAAATTGTTGAATTAAAAAATCAAATACAAATGCTCACTGAACAAGTAGAGTTTTTAAAGGATAAATTAAATGAGTCATAAATTAGTAGGGTTTGCTGATTCAATAAATTCAGTATATATCCAAAATCAACTACAGTCAATAGCTAATCAAATTTCTGGACTAGAAATAGAGTTTGGAACTGAAGGTGATAGAAGACTTGCAAAATATACTAAAACACCTAATAGATTTCCTTGTCTCATGTTATTTCAAAATGATGTGCATAAAAATCATATTCACTCTAAAATGACAGAAGATTACGCATTAAGATGGGTAAGGGGAGCTATAGGCTAGTATGCCAAAGGCAATAGTATGTACACCTCACGATGCTAGAATAAATAAACATCGTAAAGATTATTTAACAGCAGTACATCATTCTATGGATTATCCATTTCAATCAGAAGATGGCAGAAATCCATCTCCTATGCATCAGCAATTAGAAACTACCTGTAAGCGTTTTAATCCTATAAAATATTGGCAGTTTACTAATTGCTGCACAGATTCTTTACAAATAGCATTTCACGTATTGTGTAGGCCTGGAGATACTGTTATTGTTCCTGCATATGGTTGGAGAGCTATAGCTAATGCTCCTCAATTTGTAGGCTTACATGTTATATATTGCGACATTGATGACACAGGCAATGTAGATTTAAATAAATTAGAAGATCTTATTATAGAGCATAAACCAGCTGCTGTACTAATAGTACATAATTTTGGAACCCTAGTAAATGTATCTAAAATAGCTGACACATGTATACTTAATAATGTTCGTATTATAGAAGATGCCGCACCTTCTTTTGTTATGAATGAACCTTATAAGTATAAGTTAGGTTCTTATTCAGATATAGTATGTTTTTCTTTTGACTTTACTAAGAGTCCTGGTTGTCTAGGAGCAGGAGGAGGACTTGCTACTAATAATGAAGAGTTATATCATAAGATTAAAACTATAGGATCTCATATCACATCTACACATGGTATAGGTACAAAATCATATTTAGATACTATAGCAGCAGGAGTGCTGAATACAGATATAAAATTAATAGAGCAAAATAACTACAGACAACATAGAGTCGATATTGCTACTTACTATATAAACAATCTTCCCTATAAAACTCTAAACGGAGAAAATTATATATTTCATCGTTTTATTATTTTAACAGATAGAGATATAAAACAAACAGTAATTGAGAAATTTAAATCACAAAAAATACTAGCTAAATCTGTATTTAATCCTAATACAAACACTCTTCCTAGGGCAAATGAGTTTACAGAAACAGCAATTGAGCTTCCTTGTCATCAGTTTATTGATATAAATGACTTAGATTCGAGAATTAAAAACATTTTATGAAAATACTAATAACTGGAGGATTAGGATTTATTGGTAGTCATTTAGTAGCAGCTTTAGGAAATCAACATACAATAGATATTATTGATAATTTTAATGATGCATATCCTGGATATCAATATATACATAGAGGTAAGCAAGGTCTACAAAAAGTCGGATTAATAGAACAAAAACATAGACAACAAGCTCTTAAATATAGATTAAATTTGATTAAGGGTAATTTTAAAAAATTATACAGACAATGGACTTTTGAAATGTCTGATGATTTTAAAAAAAATAAATATGATTTAATAATAAACTGTGGTTCTTTATGTGAAGCTATATTAAGTCAATATTTTAAGTGCTTTACTCAACATACGATAGTATCAGGAATTAAGAACATAAAAACATGGTTTCCAGATACTCCTTGCTTACACATAAGTAGTAGCATGGTTTATGGCACTTGGGAAGATCTAATTGACGAGCAGTGCTCTTTAGGAAGTGTAGACGTGTATGGTCGTTGTAAAATTGAAGCAGAGAAAGCATTAAGCAAAACAGATGTATGCCTTAGACCAATTCATGTTTACGGCATGGGAGATGGTAAATTTCCTATTTGGATGAATATAGAAAGACAAATAGCTATTAATAAGCCTGTACTAATAGAACAAGCAGGTTGTATCTATATTAATGATTTTGTTCTATCAGTAAAAAATATTATAGACAAATGGAATCCAGGAGCGTATAATATTTCATATGACTTTACTCGCAATCCTGATGCTATTAAAACAGTATATCCTAAACATTTTAAAACTAAAGAAAAACTAGGACCAACAGGCAAGAAAAGAGGTTTACTCTTATCAAATAAACTTAGACAGACTTTTAATTTCGACTACGAGTTTAGAGATTATGAGTCTACTATCAAGGATTATTACGAACAGTATGAAAAATATAAAACCAAGACCCAGAAATAATGGGATAAAAACAATGACTATCTATGTTCGTAATAACGATGTAGATAAAGCTATGCGTATTCTTAAAAAGAAACTTCACAATGAAGGTATGACTAAAGAACTACGTGAAAAAAGACATTTTACTCCTCCAGGTGAAAAACGTAGATTAGCAGCTAAAGCTGGTAAAAAAAGATGGATTAAAAAACGAGAACAAATAGAACAGCAAATGATTCGTAATGAACGAAATGCTATGAGAAAAACAAGGAATAAAAATAAAAATGTTTCCAGACAGAACCAAAATGCAAGTAGACCACATAAAAGGAATAGTACATCTAGGCCTAAGAGTAACTGATAATCACGTTCAAAATATTGTAATGCCTATCAGAGAAATGTTTAAAATATGCACACCATCTACAAAAAAATATGAGTGGACTGTAGGAACAATTTATTGGCAATTTTATAGAAAAACAGAACATATAAAATTATTTTTTAAAACTGAGCATGTAGATTTTCATTGGAGATTTAGTCATGAAGAGTGGGATGATATTACTAAAGAATTGCTAGAGAAAGTAAAAGAAGGTTAATGCATTCTTGCTAACTGCTTGTTTATTATATAATATGTTTATATAACAAATAAGGAGATAACAATGAGAGCGTTCAAAGGAACATTTAAAAAGAAAAATGGTGAGTCAAGAGATATGTTATTTGCTAAAATTTCTGATTTACCTCAATCGTTTCTTAGCACAATGGTGCAAGGAGCAGGTTCTGAGCAATCATATCCAGCAGGTATGGAACTAGTTTGGGATTTAGAAGCAGACAACTATAGAGTATTTAATTGGAACTCTGTAGAGTCTGATCCAAAGGAGTTTTCAATTGACGAAAGTTATTTTACCTGACGATGATGAAATCAAAGGATCAATAGAAGAAGATCATATATTAGTAAAATCTGCTACTATTGATTTTGAAGAACTAAAAAAACTAGCTAAACAAAGTGCTTTGAAGAAGCAAGACGAAAGCTGAACTGGACTCGGGGGCAGTACCCGACAGCTCCACCATAAGTACATAATGTGTGTTTTTGATGGGGCTGAACTAGGATCGACAGGTAGTGTATAGTTAAGTGGAGAAGCAGGTGTGCAAACAACCTTAATCGTAAGACAACTACAAATGCAAACGATAATTTTGCGCCTACAGGTTATGCTCTAGCAGCTTAATACTGGTGGGTATGGGTTCCACCTAGAAACAGAACGGGCCTTTAATCATAACGAGAAATATAATGAAAAAAATATACATTCTAGGAAATGGGAGTTTTGCCCAAGAAGTATTTGAGCAAATAATTGTGGCTAATCAAATTAAAAATTTTGGAGGCTTTATTATCTTAAAGGATAATAAAGCTTTTTGTATAGGAGAAGAAGGTGCTGAAGCATTTAATTATCCTCAAGATGCACAATTTATATTAGGTACTGCAAATCCTAAGTGGAGAAAACAATTTTATAACCATTTTCTAGGTTATTATGAGCTTAATATTAATCACTGGCCTAATATGTCTGCTCCTAATTCTTATCAGTCCTTAAGTTCTACTATAGGAATTGGTAATTTATTTTTAATGTATACATTAGTAAATGCTAATACACAAATGGGTAATTTTAATTTATTATGCACTTTTACATCTATTAGCGTAAATTGTGCACTAGGAAATCATAATGTACTATCTCCTTATTCTTCTATATCAAAAAATGTATGTATAGAAAATTATAATTTATTAGAATCAGGTGAAATTTTATTTGAAGATTTAGAAAGTGACTGTATATTAACTAATGGTGTAGTATACGCTAATGATTAAAGTAGCTGTAATGCAGCCTTATGCGTTTCCTTACTTTGGTTATCTACAACTTATGAAGGCTGTAGATCATTTTGTATTTATGGATGATGTTACTTTTATTAAAAAAGGTTGGATGAATAGAAATAAACTTATTGCTAATGGCGAAGAGCAGATCTTTACTATTCCTGTTAGTAAGATTTCTCAGAATAAAAAAATTAACGAACATTATATTAGTTCTAAATGGTCTACAAAATTAATTAGGTCAATTCAACACAACTATCAGAAGAGTCCATATTTTAAAGAATATTCTGTTCATCTTTTTCCACTTATAAAAGAATTAGAAGATAAAAAATTCTCAGATGCTTGTATTTTAATTTTTGAAACTATAGCAGATATACTTAATATAACATCAAAATGGCATTTATCTTCATCATTTGGTGTAGAACATTTAAAAGCAGAACAAAAGATTATTACTATCTGTAATGAATTAGATGCAGATATGTATATAAATCCTATTGGAGGGTTAAGTCTTAATTTTTATACTCAAGAGCTATTTAATCCAATCCAACTACGTTTCATCAAACGACAAGATTCTTTACCCTCTACATCTATAATAGATTTGTTATTTAGTATAGGAGCAGAAGAACTTCGTAATAATATAGATAAATATGAATTGATAAGTAAATGACTACAAAAGCTCTACATGAAATTTTTACAGCTAAAACCGGTATAAGCTCAATGGATAGACATTCAATTAGTGATATGGCTACCCATTTTGATGCTTTAAGACAATATGGACGCGACTGCGCTTTAATACATGAATTAGGGGTCAGAGAAATAGGATCATCATGGGCATTTTTAGCGGGGCTTGCAGATAGAGGCAATGCTATGGTTACAATGTCTGAAGATCGTAGAAAATTAGATATGAATCCTATAACTGCCTTAGTATCTATAGATCATGTACATCCTGACAAATTTGCAGGAGAAGGAACTTTAGCAGAGTTTCAAAAACATGCACGAGAAAATAATGTACATCATGAGTTTATTGAAGCTAGTTCTTTAGATGTAATTATTGAACATTCACATTGTATATTTTTTGATACAGATCATACTTATAAACAACTTTCTCAAGAATTACAGCTACACGGTAATAAATCAAATAAATATTTATTATTTCATGACACTATAGGATGTGCTCATGAAATAATTCCTGCAATTAATGAATTTTTAGAAGAGTATCCTGAATGGATAGTATTTGATCATAGTGTAGAATCACAAGGTATGACTTCACTAGCTAGAATGACTGTAGAGCAATATAATGTAATGATAGAACATCAAGAGCGTTCTAGATCTGGTGAGCAATTTAGACCGCAATATGAGGATCAAAATAATGACTAAACCAATTATAATATTTGGAAATAAAGATTTAGCAGAAATGGCTAAATGGTATTGGGGTAGTACTGTTGTAGGATTCACAATGGATAATCCTGAATCTGATACATTCTTGGGTTTTCCCATGTATGATTTTGCAACAATAACAGAAACTAGACCTCCTTCAGAATATGATATGTTTATCCCTGTGATAGACAACAGAACAAGAGCTAAAATATATAATAAAGCTAAAGCATTAGGCTATAGACTACCTAGTTATATACATCATGATGCTTTAATATGGAATAGAAATGCTATTGGAGATAATTGTTTTATACAAGAATTTAACAATATACAGTATAAAACTACAGTGGGTAATAATGTAATTATGTGGGCAGGTAATCATATTGGTCATCATAGTATAATAGAAGATCATTGTTTTTTTACGTCTCATGTGTGTATGTCAGGACATTGCCACATTGGTAGTCACTCATATCTAGGAGTAAATGCTACTATTAGAGATTTTGGAGAAATAGCTGAAGGCACATTTGTATCTATGGATACATCTATAACTAAAAATATCACAGAATCGTGGGGAATGTATAGAGGAAGTCCAGCACGGAGATTAAAAAATGTGGAATAAGCACGGCATTATTTATTCTGATAAAAAAGCACAGCTACCTGTAGTAGAAGAAAGAAACTGTTCTTGGAGAATCTATTTTACTTCTCGTAATAAATTAAACCAAAATGAAGGTTACTTTATTGATGTAAAAAAAGGTAAACCATCTAAAATATTAGCTCCTGCAAAACAAATGCTCGTTCCTGGAAATCCTGGAAGTACTGATTCCGCAGGTGTTATGCCGGTCTGTAAGTTTGAAGATAAACTATATTACATAGGCTGGACTATAAGACAAGATGTTCCTTATTTTAATTATTGTTCTGTAGCAGAAGAAGGTTTAAATGCTAAATTTAAAAAACTTGGACCTATCCTATCTCCAGACATAGTAGATCAAGGATATTCAGGCACTATATGTGTAACTAAACTTAAGGATACATATATGGGTTACTATTTATCCTGTAATAAATGGTTACCAGATGAAAATGGTGATTTACAGCCTTCATATAATATTAGATTAGCTACATCAGATGATGGAATAACATGGAGTAAATCAGTTATACCTACCATTAAACTAAGAGGCGAAGAAGCGGGTATTTCATCTGCTACTGTATATAAACATAAAGACATTTTTCATATGTGGTTCTCAGTAAGAAACAGCATCGAGTTTAGAACAAATCCAGAGCACGCATACACTATAGAACATGCTATTTCTAAAGATGGATATGTCTGGACAAGAGATACAAAATTTGGTATAGTTCAAGAACTGGAATTTGAATCAATTATGTGCGCTTATCCAGTAGTAATTCCTTATGAAAATAAACTTCATATGTTTTATAATGGCAATGGTTTCGGTGAAACCGGTATAGCACATGCAACAATGGAAATGGAGAAATTATGTTAACAGATAATATAAAAGAATTGAATGAACAAGGTTATACTATTGTAAAAAATTTAGTAGACATTGAACTTATAGACAATATATACAACTCAGTAAATAGAGTATTTCAAAAACAAGCAGACCGTACTGGGTGTAAAGATATGGAGGAGCTAAAAGCTAAACACTATGATTTGTGGAATCTTTGTGATCTACATTGTCAATGGAATTTACATGGACACTATTTGCAATGTTTACTAGGATTTAAAATGGCTGAGTTTATGACTAACCCAGATGTTAGTATAAATGTAAGACCTATAATATATTGTGATCAATACCTTCCTATTAAAATGAGAGGCTCTACTGATTCTTTAGTATGTTGTGTACCTTTAATTACGGAAAAAGAATCAGGGTATATACAAATGATTCCTAAAAAATTAGATTCAGATCGTAACATTACATATAAAGTGCACACACGTGAGTGGCGCGATGCAGATGATAAAGATTGGGTGTCTATTGATGTTCCTAAAGGAGATATTTTAGTATTTGCTCATGATGTAGCACATAGACATAGTAAAGCAAAAGATGGTAGTTTGTGGTATGCTTATTATACTTTTAATAATATGAATGATCCTGCATTTATTGAAGCAGGATACCCGCATCCTTATACTGATTGGACTAAAAGAGACTACTCAGATGAACATGCATAAATAAAAAATAAGAGGGGGTATAAAATATGAAAACAACTAATTTAAAAGAAATAGAAGAACAAGGTTATACTATTGTAGATAATCTTGTTGAAACTGCATTTTTAGATGCAATTAAAGAATCAATTACAGCAATATTTGAAAAACAGATAGAATATACAAAAAGTAAAGATATTGTAGATTTATTTGAAAATCACAATGAAAGATTTGCTAACTGCACAAAACATGCTCAATGGAATTTACAATTACATCATTTAGGTGTAATGCTAGGTTATAAAATAGCTAAATGTATGATTGAACCACAGGTTAGTATTTGTACTAGACCTGTAATATATTTTAATAATAAAGATACAGCAGAAAAAGAAGTGCATCACACAACTCCTGCACATCAAGATTCTAAGTCTATGCAAGGTTCTAGTGATGCAGTAGTATGTTGGGTTCCTTTAATAGACATTACAGAAGAGTTAGGACAGCTACAAGTTGTTCCTAAAAGTCATAAACAAGGAGATTTAACAAAATCTATACATGAAGGCTTTGGTTTAGTAGAAGATTCCGACTTTAAATTTGAATCTGTAAAAGTAAAAAAAGGCTCAGTTCTAGTTTTTGACTCTAATTTAGTTCACAAAAGCGGTGATATTAAAGAAGGCACTCGTTGGTCAGCACACTTTAGATTTAATAATATGTATGATCCTGAATATATTGTAAAAGGATACCCACATAATTATATTTACGCACCAAAGAGTAAAGCATGATTCGTATAATTTATAGAACTTGTGGCTGGAATAACCATAATAATAGGCCTGACTGGTTTCATTATAGAAGTTGTTGGGAAAATCTAGTTGATACAAGTAAAATTGCTGATTGTGCTATAATGGTGCTTTATGATGGTAAACTACAAGGACATGAAGAGTATAACTATCATGCAGAAGTATTAGAAATTGATAGTGCTGCCAAACTTCCTGAATTATATAAAAAATGGGAATTAGGTAGTGATACATATATAGATCATGACGAACAAGGTAGAGAAATACATAAAAGAGTAGAAGCTCCAGACAGGGAAAAAGCATCTGGATATTTAATGTATGAATTAATTAGAGACAACATTAATGACTGGGATGATAATGATATTATATATCTTGTAGAAGATGATTATATGCACATGCCTGGTTGGACTACTGTTTTACAAAATATATATGATATGTATGACGGTATAAATTATGTTTCTTTATATGATCATCCTGATAAATATACTCCAAGGTATCAAGGATTACAAAGTCAAATTATAATATCTAATTATTGTCACTGGAGAACAGTTCCTAGTAGTTGTGGAACCTTTGCTGGTAGAGTAAAAACTTTTAAGGAAGATTTAGATATTCACATGGGTAGTCTAGGAGACCATAATAAATTTACTCTTTTAGCAGAAAGAAATAGAAATATAGTATCTGCAATGCCTGCTTTTGCTACACACTGTGTTGAACCTTGGGCATCTCCTTTTAGAGATTGGGCTAATATATGATACCTTTTACTATTAAGAAACAACTTGATTCTAATAGATTTAATGAATATTTACTTACAGCTAATACTACTAATCAATTTACAAATTATGGTTATGCCGTACAACTTTTAGAAGAACGTGCTAGAACTATGTTAAAAATTGATGATAGTAAAGTAGTTATTGCTACTTCTAGTGGTACTTCTGCGCTAGATGCTATAATAAATGGGATGATAAGAAAAGACTCTCATAATTATAGAGTAGGAACTCAAGCATTTACTTTTCCCTCTAATAGAATAGGCACTGCACGAGGAGCTATTATAACTGATATGACTCCTGAATGTAATATAAATTTAGATAATGAGTATATACAACAATCTGCTGATTTGGTTATAGTTACTAATATATTTGGTCATTTACAGGATATAACTGAGGTATCTAACAAAACAGAGCATAGAAATAAAAAATTAATATTTGATAATGCTGCATCTCCTTATTCATTTTGGAAAGGCACTAATACTTGTAATCTAGGAACAGCAAGTTATATATCATTACATCATACAAAACCTATAGGTTTTGGTGAAGGTGGTTTAGTTATAATTGACAAAGAATATGAAAATAGTGTAAGAGCTGCTTGTAATTTTGGTATAGTAAATGGTATAGCTAATGAATACGGTGGTAATTATAAAATGAGTGAATTAAGTGCTGCTGGTATTTTACAGTGGTGGGATCAATTTAATATTGATGAAATGCAAAATATATTTATAAAAAATTATAATACTTTAAGATACGAAATGAGAAATGAAAATGGAGATTTTTGGATTAATCATACTTCTGATACTTGGTTTCCTACTTGTTTACCTTTTATATCTAACTCACCTATAGATGAATTATCAGGAAAATATGACAGTAAAGAATATAGAAAATACTATAAACCTTTAGCTGAAGGTTATGTAGTATCAGATATTATGTATAATAATATTATGTGTATTGCATTAACTGAGGGAGTAGAAAAATGTATAAACGTATAGCTGTAGTAACAGGATGTGCAGGTTTTATAGGAACTACCTTTACAAGATTACTACTTGAAAAAGGATGGTTAGTATATGGGATAGATAAGTTTACATATGTAGCTAATTTTGAAGAAGTACAATGGCTTGCAGATACATATCCTGATACTTTTACTTATACTGTGGAAGACATTAAAGATATAGATAGACTTCCTGAGTGTGATGTAGTATTTAATTTAGCTGCTGAATCTGATGTAGACAATAGTATCGTTAATATGGATAAGTTTATTGATTCTAATATTTCAGGCGTAAAAAACTTATTAGAAATAATAACACATAAAAGTGTGCAAATAAAACATAATAAACCGTTATTTTTTCAAGTCTCTACAGATGAAGTGTATGGAGATACGGTAGCAGAAAGTTTTGATGAAACAGCTGCTTTAATGCCTAGTAACCCTTATGCAGCTACTAAAGCAGCTGCTGATATGCTTATAGAAAGCTGGTCTAGGACTCATGGATTAGATTATATAATTGCTAGACCTTCTAATAATTATGGTGAAAATCAATATCCAGAAAAATTAGTACCTACAGCGGTTAGATGTCTACAACGGGGTAAAAAAATTAAATTACATGACAAAGGAAAACCTATTAGATCATGGACTCATGTAGAAGATACTGCAGAAGCATTTATTTTACTATATGAAAAGGCGTGTAGAAATAATATTTATAATATACAGTCAGATTACGAACAAACAAATTTTGTAACTGTTAAAAAAATAATAAATGCTTATTTTATGGGTGATATTGCCACAGATATTCCAGATTATAATAAACATATAGATTATAGTTATGATAGACCAGGACAAGATGTAAGATATTCAATATCATGTGAATCTATTAAAAACTACGGATGGTATCCTAAAAAAGATTTTGATAAAGAGATTAGTAAATTAATTAACTATTATAAAAAAAGAAAGTGGAAATGGTAATGAAAGTTTTTATTACAGGAATTAGTGGGCTACTTGGTAGCACTATGGCTAGGTACCTTATTATGCAAGGAGATAAAGTAGTAGGCATTGATAATATGATTGGTGGAGTAGAAGGCAATGTACCAGATCATCAAGATTGTGAATATCATAGAGGTGATATACTAGATACAGAACTTATGAAAGAGATTATGACGGGATGTGATGTAGTGTTTCATACAGCATCTTTACCTTATGAAGGTTTAAGTGTATTTTCTCCTACAGTAACTGCTACTAGTATAGTATCGGGGACTATTAGTACAGCTATTGCTGCATTACATAACAAGGTAAGACTTTTTATAAATTGTTCTTCTATGGCTAGGTATGGTGATCAAACACCTCCTTTTACAGAAGATATGCCTACAAAACCTGTAGATCCTTATGGGCTAGCTAAAGTGCAAGCAGAAGAACATTTACAGATGTTAAGCGAAATACATGGATTAAACTATGTAACAGTAGTTCCTCATAATGTTATTGGAGTAGGACAAAGATATTATGATCCTTTTAGAAATGTAGTAGGAATTATGATTAATAGAGCTGCACAAACTAAAAATCTTATAATATATGGTGATGGAGAACAAAAACGTTCTTTTTCAGATGTAAGAGATTGTATTGTAGCAGTAGAAAGAATTATGAAAAGTTTTCGCACAAACTTATCAGGACAAGTATACAATATCGGGCCTGACGATAATGAAATGTCAATTATACAGTTAGCTACATTAATTACTCAACTTTCAGAAGTTTATATAAAATTTGATCATTATCCTGATAGACCTAGAGAGGTAAAAGATGCGTATTGTTCTAGTGACAAAATTAGAAAAGAATTTAACTATAATCCTACTACAGAAGCAAAACAAACTATAGCAGATATGGTAAACTGGATTAAGCCTATTACTCGTGAGTTTGAATACCATCTACCTGTAGAACTAATTACAGATCAAACACCTAAAACATGGACGGATAAACTAATTTAATGAGTAAGATTCAAGAGAAAATAACTGTAATAATGGATGAATTACAACAAAAGATGGAAAGTAATGCTCATTTAACAGATGTTACTGCAATAGTTACTTTACTTGCACAAGTATCTATTTATAGAGCACACATGAATGATGAAGATAAAGATTACCATGATGCAATTGTATGGTGGTTAGAAGAGTACCCCGAAGGAAAAGCTTGGCGTGAGGAGTAAAGATTGTCGTGGCTGTAGACATGTTCATTGGGGAGTAGGGTTGGGAGTAGGAATAGCATGTGTTCACCCAAACAATCAAAAATACAATCCAAAACGCCAAAAAGAAGGCGAAGAAAGAACTTATTGGAACTCAACAACTCAAGTATTTAATATACCTGATGGATGTCAATTACGAGAGGAAAGAATAGAAAATGGCAGTTAAAGTAATCACACCTTATGTGTATGATAATGAAATATTAGAACATAAAGATAAGTTTTGGGATCTTGATATACATTATGAAAAAGATACTGCAGGAATTGGCTCTGATTTAATGTACCAAAAGATGTGGAATCAATTTCCAGAACATGATATTTTTATACTTCATGCAGATATGCATCCATTTAAAGATGGGTGGTGGGAAGAAATGTTAGAATATGTTGATAAGTATCCAGAAGCAGGAATGTTGGGTTTACTATTGTTATATCCTGCACAGAATAATAACTATGAACACTATATACAGTGTGCTGGTGGACAATTTACTGACGGTAAACCAGATCATTTTGGTAGCGGTTTATTACTTGAAAATAAATCACAATTTAAACAAGATTTAGAAGTTGATGATGGAAGATATACAACAGTTCGAGAAGTAGCATGGACAACTTTTGGAGGTTGTTATCTTAGAAGAAGTTTTTTAAATACTGTAGGAGATTTTAGTCCAGAATATGAATGGACATATAATAGAGATGTTGATTATTGTTTAAAAGCTAGAGAAGCTGGAGAACATATTTATCAAATACCTGTCAGACTTTTACACCATGAATCAAGAGACAACAAAAGAATAAAAGATCAATCTAAAGCTGATATGGAAATGAGAAACTTACAAACATTACTGGCGAAATGGGCAAATTCAAAATTTTACAAAACACTGGACAAAGAGATAAAAAGTGGATAAAGTATATATAACGAAACAAGAAATGTATGATGGTATTGAGAAAGAAGCTAAAAAATTAAAATCAGGAGCTAATGGTCCTATACTAACTATATTGTTATGGATATGGATTATGTGGGCACTAATATTCTTAGTAATTCCTGCTTTTATATCCTTAGTATTAGTAGTGGTAGTATATGCACCATTCTATCTTGTAGATCAAAAAATTATTAAAAGGAGATATAATGGCTAAGCTAAATAAAGCATGGGTGCAAGCATCCCTAGAAATGTCACAAGTAGATAAAGACAAACTTGATTGGTGGCATAAAAAAATTTCAGGGGCATCATCTAATAGATTAAGAGGTTTTATTAATAATTTATGTGGAGCTGATAATGTAAATTATCTTGAAATAGGTGTTTACAAAGGTTCTACAATAATTGCAGCAGTAACTAATAATCCTAAAACAAAAGCTTGGGGTATAGAAAATTCTAGCTATGACTTTAGACAAACTTTTCCTGATCAAATACCAGAAGGATCTTCTTGCTGGCCTTCTATGATACGTGATTTAAATGAAAATCTAAAAAAATGGAGCACTCATTTAAATTATGTACCTGATGCCATTACTATTATAGAAGATTCTTTTCAAAATGTAGATTATAGTAAACTTCCAACATTTAATATATGTTATTTAGACATAGAAAAATTAAATCCTGTTATATATGACGAGTTTTTTACCTTAGTATATCCAAAGCTTGATAAAGATTGTGTTTTAATAGTATCAGGAGTTACAAATCCTGTATTTATGGAAGAATTAAATAAAGCTCTACTTAGACATGATGATAGTTTTACAGTAGATTATGAGTTTTTAAAAGTAAGTGGAGCAGGTTCGGATAGCAGAAATTATTGGAATGGAATTAGAGTACTAGGATTAAAAAGAAAAGTTAAAGCAGTAGTTAAATCAATAGTAACTAAAAAACCAACACCTAAACCTAGTAAAGAGGCTTAAATGAAAAAGAAATCAGCAATAAGTTTAATAAGTTATGATGCAGCTTATTTACCTGAAAGTATTTCTAGATATTATAATTATGTAGATGAAATTATATTAGGATTGGATAAGAACAGAAAAACTTGGAGTGGTAATAGTTTTTCTTTTGATGAAAAACAATTATGGGCAGATTTAAGTGCTATTGATGGAGATTCTAAAATTTCTATTATAGAAGAAGATTTTGTAAAAAGTAGTGTCGCTATTGAAAATGACAACTATGAAAGAAATTTTCTTAAATCACAATGCACTACTGATTGGATTTTTAGTTTTGATGCTGATGAGTGGTTAATTAATTCAAAATACTTTTTTTATGAGTATTGCCCTATTGTAGAGCGTTATTATAATAAAGTAGATATTTGTATGACTTGGGCAACTCCTTATAAGTCCATTGATGATACAACTTTAGTTATTGTAAATGAAGATGGTAGTCCATTTTTTGGAGAAAATCAAGGAGTAGTTACCTCTAAAGACAGCACCTTTACATATGCTAGATGGACAGATAAAAGTGCAGCAGGAGCAAATAGAGTTACTTCTCCTCTTATTGCATTACATTGGAGTCTTTGTAGAGAAAGAGCAGACTTACATCAAAAAATTAATAATATAGGACATTCAGATATAGTAGAAAACGATCCTTTTTATCAAATATGGGAGCAAGTAACTATGGATAACTATCATGAGTTACACAATTTTAAAACTTCAGGATTAGGTCAAGCACAATGGCCCCGTTTAAGAGCAATCCCTGCTAGTGAAGTAGAAGATTTTTATAAACAAAACGAAGGACAGGCTTACTAATATGATTATAGATTTTATAGGAAAATTTTATGACAACCATTCTCTATCTATTATTAATAGAAATTTAGCAATTAAATTAGCAGAATTACATCCTGATTGGGAAATCTCTATAACACCTTTAGACTCTTATGATCCTGAGTATAGAGTTGAAAAAAATATAGTTAAACAATTAAAAGTATTAGAACAGGCAGAAACAGGTGAGCCAGATATTCAATTAAGACATTCATATCCGCCTATATGGCAGTGGCCTGCAAGCGATAAAACTAAAGTTGTGTTTATTCAACCTTGGGAATATACTAAAGCACCTTTTGAATGGCAATATAAGTTTGAAACCTTTGCAGATGCATTAATTGTTCCTAGTAAATATGTAGCTAACGTATTTAAAGGCGCAGGACTTAACCCTGAAAATTTATATGTAGTACCTAATGGTTATGACGATCAATTATTTAATATATCAGAAGATAACTTAGAAAGTAATTATATAGATAGTAGTAGATTTAATTTTGTATATGTAGGCAATGCTCAATGGAGAAAAGGTTTAGATATACTTATGAACTCTTGGAAAGATTCTTTTAAAAAATTTGATAAAGCTACATTAATTATAAAAGATAATCCTAAAATTTATGGACAAAGTAATATACTAGATGAAATTATAAAAATGCAAGTCAAAACAGGATGTTCAGAAATTGTATATATAAATGATGATCTATCAGATAAAGAAATGGCATCAATATTTAAAAGTTCAGATATTGTAGTGCACCCTTACAGAGCAGAAGGGTTTGGTATGCATATACAAGAAGCAATGGCTTGTGGATGTATTCCACTAGTATCTGAACTTGGTCCTACAGATGATTTTGTAAACGCTGATAATGGTTTTAAGATACCAGTAACTAAAAAATCTGTAAATATAACAGATTTAAATGTATTTGCTATGAAACCAGGAGATGCTATGACAGGAATGAGCACCCATACTTTTTATAATGAACCTAATTCTGATGCATTAACAAACGGTATTAAGATGATATATCATTCTCATAATAAAGCAGAAGAGATTTATTCTAAAAAAGATAATATGAATATGGTAAATACTTGGGATAAGATAGCAGAAGACTATATATCTGTATTTGAAGAAGTTAGTGCTAGACAAAATATTGTTAGATATTGACTTTTTAATAATTTGTAATACTATAGTATTACAAGGAGAATAAAATGGACGAATTAGACGAATTTTTTGCAAATCTAGAGGTAGAAGCAATAAATAGTAAATCATTAGAAATACCTAGTTTAGATAAAAAAATTATTGATGATTTTCATGGTAATGTTCCAATTTTTAATGAGGAAGTTAGCGGGCAATTACCTACTATTACTCCTAAAGCTCAGATATACATTACAGATGTGTTAGAACAAGGACAATATTTTAGATTTGCAGTAGATGGTGGAGGTTGTTCTGGTTTTAACTATGCTTTTGATGTAGAGACACATCCTAAAAAAGATGATATACAATTTTCAGAAAGTCCTCCATCTATTATTGATTCTGTTAGTATAAAATATTTATATGGAAGTATTATAGATTTAGACACATCAGGTCTAAGTAAACAGCTAAAAGTAGATAATCCAGGAGCTAAAGCTAGTTGTGGTTGCGGAACAAGTTTTGCATTTGATGACTCTATGTTACTATCATGATTTATAAAGAAATTGTAAATGAAAGTGGTCTTCCTTGGTTAGATCTTGATATAGAAGTTCCACATCAAGAAATGCTACAAGAAGCTATAACACTAAAAGATGAATTTGTAAAACACAGAGATGAAGATAATGGATCAGGGTATAGTCATAAAGGTTGGAGAAGCCTTTGTATACATGGTATAGATGCTTATAAAACTAATCATTATGAGCAATATGGTTATACATCAAATGATGAAGCTCCTTACGTATGGACAGATATATGTTCTAGATGCCCTGTGACTAAAGAATTTTTTCAAGACTATTTTCCTTATGATACTTATTATAGAGTTAGGTACATGTTACTAGAACCGCAAGGCTATATAACTCCACATACAGATACTGATGTGCATAAATTATCTCCAGTTAACTTAGCACTTAATAACCCTGAAGGTTGTAATTTTAAAATGAAAGGTCATAAAGGTTTTTTACCTTTTTCTGCGGGAAAAGCATTATTACTAGATGTAGGTAATACACACGCAGTATATAATAATAGTGATGAAGATAGATACCATATAATAATACATGGTAAAGTAAATAAACAATTTAAACAGTTAGTAGAATATAGTTATGCGAAAAATGGGTCTCAATAAAAATTATGTAGTAGCTATATTTGATGACCCAAACTTTTCATCTAAAAATATGACTATACAAGAAAAACGAGCAGAAATTACAGGATTCTTTACTAGATTTAAATATTTTGGTCCTATTATATATGGTAATTCAATTAATGAAGTATTAGATAAAGCACTTGAGCATAATGTTGAGTTTTGTGTAGCACAGTCTGTAGGACATATAATAAAAGAAGGAAGTTTCTTTAGACTGCTTGAAAAATGGATGGAAAAAAAGAATTTTTTTGTTACTGGGCATATTATGGACAAAGAAATTCCTAATAGTAATTGGGCAGAAGGAAATGGATATTATGGTCTACACAAACAGTGTATATTAGTTAATTTAGATTACTATAAAAAATTTAATAAACCTGTATGGGGAGATGCTAAACATAAACTAGATAAACCAGAACACCTAGCCGCAGCAAATAGACATGCTAAAGATATTCATGATGATTATACTCCACTATCTTTAAGACCTGCAGAAGAAACAAAAGTATGTACTCCTTTAGTGAGTGGTTGGAATTTTATAAATACTAGTTTAGAAAATGGACTTACTGTATATAATTTTCATCCTAAAGTTCGAGACGCAAAACAATTTGTTTATCCTACAAGCAGTATAGAAGACTTACAAAACCAATTATCTTGGATTAATAACATTGTAAATTACGCACCCCAATGTGTATTTTTATGGAATACAGAAACTTACTTAGATCTTAAATATTGTAAATTAGATAAGCCTATTAAAAATTTATATACTCTAGCAGCAAGTTTTAAACCTCATATGATATTAAACACTTTTGGTTTTGAAGAGGATACTATAGTAAATTTTTATGATTATAGTAAACCTGCATTAGCGTATAAAAATATGATGTTTAAGTATTGGGATGGAGAAGACTATCCTTCTTTTATAAATTGGGCAAGAAAACAATACTCGTTTAACGAAACACACGGCACTATGACAGAAAATGAAACAGATCAGAGTCTATGGCAACGTGAAATTAATTGGTGGGGAAGTGAAGCAAATATTAAAGAACATTGGTATAGATATAAAAAGTTAAAACATACATTTACTCATGTAGATATTTGTAAAGATCCTACACCTATAACTAATAGAATAGTAGCAGATACCAGTAGTTTAATTTGGTGGAGTAATGCATTTCATACTGTAAACGCACACTATCTTCAAGGATTACAAGGTGTTACAAACAGTTATAATACATGGATTAATCAAATTAAAATAAATAATCCTGACATATGGATTTTAGGTAAAGATTTTATGGATAAACCTATTGAAGGGAATCAGATTAAAGATTATGTTGTTAAAAACTAAAACAAGATTAAAATTTGATAATAACTGGGTTAAACAGTTAAAATTTGTAGAACATACAGACCAAGATTTAGCGGGTCATGTAGACGCTATTTCTATTAAAAGTGAATCAGGTAGTGTATTTGATTTTTATAGATCTAATCCTTTAGAGAACCCTGATGATTTTAAATATACTGCGCTATATAACAAAATACCAGAAGTTAAAAAATTAGTAGATCATTTTCAATTACAAACTACTAGAGTGAGAATACACAGACAACTTCCAGGTCAAGAAATTCCTTTACATACTGATGGTAATAATACCGCAGTAAAAGATAAAAATGATTATATGATTAGAAGTATTACCGCGCTCACTGCAAGTAAAGATTTTATATATAAATTTATAGATACAGAAAATAAACGTAGAGTTCAATGTCTAGAACAAGGGGAAACAATATTTTTTGACCCTGACTTAGTAGCACATGGAATGTCAAATGAGTCAAAAACAGAAACTAGATATGCTTTAGTGCAGATATTTAAGTTATACCCAGTTACAGCTTGGGCAAGAGATTTTATAAACACTGAAAAAGTAGTAACAATATGAATATAGACTTTGGTACAGCATTTCATAAACCAAATGGTAATGCAGTAAAAGTGACTATCAATGAATTTAGAGATAAATTATATTTACATATAAGAGATTACACAATGGATGGAGACACAGGACAGTGGTTTCCTACTAAAACAGGATTTTCTATTCCGGCAGATGAAGTTAGTTCTTTAATACCTTTACTAAATGACGCAGCAGAAGCTGTTGCTCAGAGATATATATGGAATAATCAATTGGAATTAGAATTTGAAGAATTGGAGAATGAATATGAGTATTAAAGCTTGGAATGATGAGCAAGAAGTTGAATTAACTAGACTTTATTTAGAAGAAGAAATTAAAGATGTACATGAACTAGCTGCTATATTTGAAAAGGGTTATAGAAGCGTGATAAGTAAATTAGTACAGCTTAAGATATATGAAAAACCTGAACTTGAAGAAGAAGATAAGTCATTAACTGTAAAAGTTATGCTGAGAGAACTTGAAGAAATACTAGGAGTAGAAGTAATTGGAACTAATTTAAATAAAAAAGAAAATTTAAGTAAGTTGTTAGAAGCTATCAAAAAGAAGATTGGCTAATGGGAACACTTAAACCAGGTGTACCATTATCCTATGAACGAGTAGGTGGTGTAGTGTATGGTAGATACCACGGAACAACGGATAGATTTAAAATTGGAGAAGAAATGAGACCAATATCACCAAATGATATAAAACCAGAGCCACATAGAGTTGGTTGGGATTCTGCTGCTAGACCTGCTCATAACCAATATACACAAGAAGAAATAGAAGATTTAGGTTTTAAAGTGGTTATGGAACGTCAAGAAGATGGTTCTATAAATATTGGACCTAAAACAAATGTGTATAAGTTTAATGAAGATAAACTGATAGAAGAGTTTACAGACTATATTGATAGCACTTATGCATCACACTATAATACCAACAAAATTCAATCTATGGAAAATATTATAGACAAAGGTCATGGCACTGGATTCTGTATGGGCAATGTTGATAAATATGCAAGTAGATATTTAAATAAAGGTACTAGAGATGATGCTCGTAAAGATTTAATGAAGGTGTTACATTATACACTTCTTCAATTACATATACATGATAATAACTTATAAGGACTACTCATGAAATATATCGTAGATATTGATGGCACTATCTGTCGTGCACATCAATTACCCAGTGGTAAATGGGATTATCAAAATCACACACCTATTGATGGAAGAATTACTAGAATAAATAAACTATATGAAGAGGGTCACACTATTAAATATATGACTGCAAGAGGGGCAGTTAGTGGTGTTGATTACTATGAAATGACTAAAAATCAATTAGATAGTTGGGGTTGTAAATATCATGAACTGTCAGTTGGTAAAAAAGAACACTACGATATTTGGGTAGATGATAAAGCTCATAATTCGGAAGTATTCTTTAAATGACAACCAGTATGAGATGGTTTGCTAATCAGTGGCAAACTCAAGAAGTTGACGAAACTGTGGTAAACAGAGTCTTAGCAGCTAAAAATGTATTAGACATTGGCTGTGGACATAATCCTTATAAAAAATTCGCTACAGGTAACTTTTTAGGTATTGATGCTTATATTGATACAGCAGATAAACATATAGATTTTTTAAATTTTAGAACTAAAGAAAAGTATGACCTCATAATTTCTTATGGGGTTTTTCACTTTCATAGTTTAGATTTAATAGATATGCAACTTAAAAAAACTATGAAGCTACTTACTCCAGATGGTGTATTATGTATGAAAGTAAATCCTAACTGTCCTAATTTTGATGGTTCTATATTACCGTGGTACAATAAATGGACAAAATCTCTTGCTTACCACTATGGGGAAGTGTATAATAAAAAAGTTAAAAATATGAGGGAAAGTACTCGTGGGAGATTTAAATGGGAATATGAATAGGCAACTATGGAATATTATATTGTAGTATTACTATTAGGTGTTTTTTATGGATTCTTAGTAGGCTTAATACCTGTAGCTGGAGCTACAACAGGACTTATTGCCGTATATAGTTTTGTAAGTTACTTTCATGATCCCTATATGTTAGTGGTATTTACTACAGCTATTGTAGTTACAAGTAGTATAGGTGATACCTTCTGTGGTGTAGTTATGAATATACCTGGAGCAGGAGGCGCTGCCGCTACTATGGTAGATGGTTTTCCCATGAGTCGTAGAGGAGAAGCTGCAAGAGCGCTTAGTGCTGCAATCAGCACAAGTTGGGTTAATGGTCTTATATGGGGATTGTTAGTTTTTTTGTTCTTACCCTACTACACCAAAATAGTTCTATATTTTGGTACAGCTGAGATGTTTGGGTTCTTGATCTTTGCAATGACTTGTGTTATATTTATCAGTAGTAAATATTGGTTTAGAGGAGTTATAGCGCTTGTTGCAGGAGTACTATTAGGATTAGTAGGAATGGACCCTGATACTGCTGCATCTAGATGGATAACAGTTATACCACAAATTAATTTAGATACATGGTCTTTAACTTTTACTGACTGGGAGTATATTGAAGCTGGTATACAAATGATTCCGGTTATGGCAGGTGTTCTTGCATTTCCTGAGTTAGTAAGTGCTTATAGAATGACCACAGAAAAAGTTACTCTAACAAAAGGTGTCATTAAAGAACAACTTATTCAAGGCATAAAAGATAGTTGGAAATATAGAATAGACGGATTGCGTGGTGGATTTATTGGCGGATTTGTAGGATTGATACCAGGAATCGGAGGTAATATCGCAGATTGGTTTGCATACTCTCAAACAGTAGCCGTTAGTAAAAAAGAAGGTCATCCAGTAGGTCAAGGAAATGTACGTGGAGTAATTGGTTGTGAAGGCGCAAATAACGCTCAAAAAGCAACTTCAT